TCATTTTAGGATTAAGTTTCTTATATTCTCTAGACTTTTTATGTTCATCCTTTTCAAAAAAAGGAAAATAGAAGTCACTAAACTTCTTTGCCATCTCCAACTTCTCCTTTATCTTTCTGTGTTTCAGAAGTTTTAACAAATGTATTTGCTACTTCTTTTCTTTTAGTTTCTAATGAAGAACCAACTTTTTTAGATATAGTATCTTTAAAAGCTTTTTCAGCACCTATATTATCACCATCGGATAAAGCATCTATTATGTCTTTAGTTTCCGCCATTGTTATCTCCTTTATTGTTTACTCCGTCATTATCATCTTCACCTTCTAAGTCATCAGGTGATATAAATCCGCCCTGAGAATCTTGTGGATATCTTGTAATACCATCTGTAGCATCTGGTACATCAATACCACCATCATCTACATCAGTTCCAGATTCTATTGAAATTTGTTTCTGCATTTCTTCCATTTCTGCTTCTGTCATATTTAGTACATTCTTTTGTACCCATTCTTTACTATAGAATGTTCCAATGTATGATTCAATAGAACCTAATGCATCTATTCTATCTTGCATCAGTTCTGCTTTTTTCAATTCAGCAAAATGACCATCTTGTAGAAAGTTATATTGAATGTGTTCTTTCATTACAGTCCAATCTTCTAAGGTAACAATACCTTTTAGAATTAACTGAGCTTTTAACATGTCAGTAAATAGGGGGGTAAATCTTTTTCTTAGTCTTTGTACAAACTTAGTAAATTTTAATTCATCTCTAGTAATCTCACTAGCACGACCTAAACTAAATCCACTTTCAGCTTCCATTCTAGAAATAGGTACATTCAATGAACGATACAATTTATTTTGGAAATATTTTATATCTTCTATCTCACCTAAGTTTTGTCCACCTTGTAGTGTAGTAATTTCTGTACCACGACCACCTTCTCTACGAGGTAACCAGAAGTCTTCTAACATTGACATATGATTTCTGTCATCTCTGATTTCACCTGTAGATGCATCATAAACTAATTTGTTACGATACCTATTCATTACATCTTTTAAATATTGTTCTGCTTTAATCTTTGGAAGATTACCAACATCAATATAAAATATTCTTCTTTCAGGAGCTCTAGATATTCTGTATATAACTACAGAGTCTTCAATCATTCTTAATTGATTAACAGGTTTGATTGATTTTTGTAAATGAGAAAGTACATGACCTTTATTTTGGTCGATTAAACCAGATGGTACGTATGTAATAGAATCACCAGCAATTTTTATGCCTTCAGTTAATGCTCCAGCATTTAATCCTTTATCATTATATAAGTAAAAGTCCTCAACACCTTTTATCATAGCTAAAGTAGTGCCAGGTTTTTGTTCTTTATTTACTTGTCTTACTTTTCTAATTTTTCTAGGGTCTATGTATCTTACTTCAACAACACCCAGTTTTGGATTCTTCTTATCAATTACTTTGTGGTAAAAAATTCTACCATCAATATACCATCTTCTAAAAATATCGTGTCCTTTTACATCAAAATCTAAAAGCGACAATATAACATCAAACTCTTTACGAATTTTATCTTTAATTGATTTATTGTATTCTAGTCTATCAAGAACGATAGCTACAGCTTGGTCACGTTCATTAGATACGATTGCCTCATTGACTATATCATCTATTGCACTATCGCATTCTGGTTGTTGTGATATCTCACGATATCTACGGATTAAGTCAACCTCATTCCTTTCTCTACCATCTGTGTCTAGTACTTGCCCAAAAAAACCACCACCAGCGATTTCGACTGTGCCGTCATCATTAGCTGGTGCTGTGAATTTTTCTTGACTAGCGGTATCTTGACTTTTACCAAATTTGAAACCAAATAGTTCTGCCATAATAAAATCTCCTTTATCTCCTATTGTCCTTTATTTATAAGGAAAAAAAAGACTGATTTAGAAGTTAACACCACTAATAGAATAATTTTGATATTTCCATGTACAAGTGAATTCAGCTATTGCAGATTCTCCAGCAGAATCTAACTCTAGACCTGAAATAGTCATTGGCCATGCATTTTTAAAAATGTATGTTTTCAATACAGTATCATCTCTATCTAACAGTTCAGCAGTTAAGTCTGTTGCGTAATCAGATAATGAATTAACACCTAAGTTAGTATCGAAATCATTAATACCATTATTCCATCTTTGCAGAGCATTTATAATACTCATATTTGTATCCATATAAAAAGTAGTTGTCCAGTCACCAGTAGTATCTCTATCTCCAGCAACCATTATTTTTCTACCTCTATATGCAAGTTCAATATTCCCTATAGTAATCTCAGGTATTGAAGTTGTTTTACATAGGAAAGAAGTAGTTCTTACATCTAATCCTGTTGCAATTCCAGCAGGTGGTGTAATAGTTACTCTAAACTGATTAGCTCTGTAACCACCACCAACTAAATTTGCTTTGAAATCATCTATTTGTGCCATGATTAACCCCCTACTTCACTAAACGCAACACCTGTACGAGTAGCAACAAAGTTTAATGTGATGAAGTTAATAGAACGAGCTGGTTTGACAAATATGTCTGCAACAAATTCGTTTCTATCAATAACACTTCCTGTATTGTTTGATGCATCACACTTCACTGAGAAGTCTGTGATACCTCTACGACCTTGAACATCTCTTAAAAAAGGTTCAATTAAACTTCTAAATTGAGCTCTTGTAAATTCATCATTGAATTCAAAGAGTTGGAATTTAGCAGCAGTAGCAATTGCTTTTTCTAATACTAAGAATAATCTTCTGACATTAATTCTGTCAAAAGCACTTGGTTTAGTTTGAGCAGTTTTGTCACCGAATAAAGTTACACCTTGGCCTGGAAAGTTAACAACTGGGTTAACTCTTGCTTGATAAAGAATATCTCTATCTGCTTTATCAGGGTTAAAGGATAATTTAATTGCACCTCTAACTGTTCCTCTAGTGTATCCAGCAGGTGAGAACCATGCATCAGCAACTTGGTCTGTGTTTGCACACAATCCAGCAGTTGAACTATTTAAAGGTACGAATCTATAAACATCATTGTACTTGTCATACATGTACATGTATCCACTATCGAATACCATGTAAGATGAACTAGGACATAAATCAGCACCAGTTCTTACATTTTTTGCTTGTTGTACTGATGTTGTAACACCGACTGTAGCAGAGCGATGTGGTGAAACAAATCCAACACAATCTTTTCTACCTTCTACTAGACTTGTAATCATTGTAACATGAGTATCGTGACCAGCAGCAGTGTCAGCAACTAAACTAGATGAACCACCAATTACTAAATTGATATCTTCTGATTCAGAATTTTTAAATTTGTCATATCCAATTTCTATTTCTCCAGCAGTTGTAGAAAAGTCATCTGTTCCACCTGTTAGAGTATCAATAGTTGTCGGTAAGACACTTGTATAAGCTGTTGTTGTATCTGTTCCCCAGTTACTACCAGCAGTTATATGGTCTGTCCAAAATATAAATAATGATTTTGCAAATATTACGTTTGGATAATAGATACTATCACCTTGTGGTGATTTAGCAGATGAGTTCTTAGACATGAAACCAAATGTTTCTATAACTGCCCTTGTACTATTTCCAGCAGTATCTGTATCGTATCCTGTTATTTTACCATCAGCATCAGCAACGACTACATGTAGTTCATCACCAGCACCACGACCATTGGCTGTGTTATAGTCTGATGTGCCTGGAGCACCTGAGAATAAGTCAGCATATTTCCATCTTCTTTTAATTTTAGAATTGTCTGCTATTACACTTTGTAGACCAGCACCATTTGGGTCATCTTTTAATCTGATTGTTAATACTTCACCTGAAATTGATACTACTTCGTATTCATTGAAATCATCAATAGATATAAGGTTAGAAGTATCGGAATAGAATGATATTAAATCACCTACGTTAAAAGCAAAACCTGAAGCATCAGCGTCATCTACAGTTATTGTTGTATCGCCAACTGCACCAGCACCAGCAACTAAGTTGTTTGTACTTAAATCTTGTTCGTATGCAGTTGCACTTGGACATATTTCAACTCTTAATGAGTTACCATGTGTTCCAGCAGTTCTTGCAGCCCATTCTCCATGAGAACCTTCTCCATCAGCAAAACTTGCTTCGTAGTGGTCATCATCTCTAATTAAGATACCAGAGTTTGCTCCAGCATTTAATAATCCACTCTCTACTCTGACTACCTTTAATGAATCTGTATATTTTAAAAAAGTTGCGGCACTAAAAAAAGTTTCGAATTGGTTACCAGTTGTTGTTGGTTTACCGAATATTTCGACTAGTTCTTCTTCACTAGAAATATTAACTATTGTTGATACTGGGCCTTTTTCAAAAGCACCAGCAATTGCACCAATACTTGTTGCGACAGCAGGTACTACATTAGTTAGGTCGATTTCATTTACTTGTACGCCGGGTGATACTAAAAACGCCATGTCATACTCCTATTGTGTATTTCTTTGTTCTTTCACTTATTTATAAAAAATCATATTCTAGAATTTGTTTTTATATGTTCAACAACATATAAATAATATTATGTCAAGTAGTCATTATAAAAAGTACAAAGAAACGATTAAAGAGGTTACGAAAAGAAATTATCGTAAAAGAGTTTCTTCTTTGAACCAATATTTAGTAAATACTAAATGTATGCATTGTGATGAATCAGAAATAGCTTGTTTAAGATTTTATCCTCATGATAAAGAGATTCGTAAGACTATTAAAAGAGTTGGTATGAATGATACTAGTAGAAGGGTTGTGAAAAGACTTATAGATTCATCTAAGATAGTTTGTTCTAACTGTTTAATTAAGATAGATAACGATTTATTAGACCCAACATTCCTATAACTACCAATCTGTATTGTGGTCTCTAACGACTGTAGTCCACCTAGTTCCATACTCATCCACCTCTACTTCTGGGTCATCTATTCCATTGTCGATAAATCCAAAAGGCGCCATGTCTTGTTCTAGTTGGTCTTTTTGTTCTCTATACATTCTTTCTCTGATATCATTGTCAGTTAATTCTTTAAAGTATTGTTGGTCGACTGCCCATGCAAATATGAATAAGCATGCAACCAAATCATCTGTACAACCATCATCTGCTTGATGAGAAGAACCTTTCACTACAAATGTAGACAACTCACTCATAATATCATAGTCTGGTATTAATAGTTTATCTGATTCTATTAACTGTTTTAGGTTTGAACATCCTACTCTTTTAACTGCTTTAGTAGTTCTAACTCCTAATTGAGCTCTACCACCAGAGAATCCTGCTCCTAGTATTTGACCAGCACGACCTCGCATAGATGCCATAACTAGATTGTCATATTCTAAATCAAACTGCATTGCATTAGCAACCTGTTCTCCTATATCATTCACTTCAATTAATACAAAACATTCGTTGTATGCTTTTGCAACCTCATATATTTTTTGTGGAAATAATAAAGGTTTGATTTCATTATTTCTATATTTTGCAACAACTCTATATGGCATTTGTGTTACATCAAATACTAAAAATGCTGAGTAATCCTGTGATGTTCCTCGTGAAACATC